CATTTTCTAGCTCCTCAATTCTATTTGAGTTGTTTTTTATATGTGTATTGTTATTTAGGGGAGTTCGGTCAAAAATTATCTTTTCTAATTTAAGATAATCGATACGTTCATTAGGTACGTATCTCCATACATAATCACCATCTAACTCTCCACCAGACTTAGTAACACCAAATACAGTCTGTGTCATCCCTATTTTGACGATTAGAGCGCGTTCTCCATCAATAAGGACATGATCACCCTCTTGAAACTGCTTGTTCATTTGAAATGCTATACCTCTACCCCACTTCATTGCAAAGTCTTTTAACATGAAACCCAGAACAACAATTACCACCATACCGATATAGGGCATAATAAGTTCTGTAATCTCCATTGCAGCGGCGTTTGGTGTAGGTATTTCCATTATTGTTTAGCCTGTTCCTTTTTTTCATCTTCTAGGTGTTCTATTAATAGTCCTATGTAAATTTCCCTTTCCCAAGGCATCATATTATCTAAGTCGTATAAATTATAATTATGATGTTGCATCAAAGCAAAATTAGTTTTATAATAATTGATTACAGAATCATGAGAAAGGGCTATACGAAAAAACTTTGAATACCCTCTATGACTACTTCACCTTTCTTTTTGGTTTTAGGATTAGTGACTTCAATAGAATGTGCAACTTTAGGCATAGTGTCAAAAAATGATGCTACATTTTCAAATTGTTCACTTGAAAGATTACCAATAAATTCATCCAAGTCAGACTCAGACATATCTATTTTAGTATGAACAGTTTCGCCTTCATGAACTTCATGAACACATCTTTTCATCATATTTAAAACTTGATCTATATCTGAATCATTTACATCAATTCCAGACATTTCGGAAATTGTAGGATATTTCATTACTATTTTAATCTCATCAGTTATATTAATTTCATTAGTGTGACCTAATTTTTGATTCACACCAACATCTTCTAAATTGAGAGTAGTTTTAGCTCTAGTTTCACCATCATCAGGACATAGTAAATTTAATTCAATTTTCTCTCCCACAGATTTACCTCGAATCCTTAAAAATAAAAATTCAATATCAAACATAGGAATAGTAAGTGGGTCTATTTTTCCAAATGTACAACCAGAAATAACTCCTGCTAGAGCGTCCCTTATTTGTGATTCATCTTCAGATTCAGAAGCTAACATTAAAGTTTTTTGTTCTTTAACTAAGAAGGGTCGATATTTTATCTTTTCACCAGTTGACGGTTGCTCAAGTTCATATACTTGAGAATGTATTTTAGGTAGTGCCATAATTATTCATCCTTTATTATAATCTATTTAATATTCTAGGTATATTTCTAGAAATATTTCTTTCTGCTGAGTTTACCACAGTCTCTAATACTCTACCCATTATATCTGGGGCTTGTTGATTTTGATCTAAGTTTGTCCAATATCTAAAAGAAAATGATACATTTGTTTTAACTATTTCAGTTGCAGCAGTTGAATTTAAGGGTGTTGCTGTAATAGTTTTAGGAAATACTTCCCAAAGTTTTAAACCATAACGTCTTACATCTTGTCTGTCTAACAAATATATTTGCATTTCTCCAATATAATCATTATAGTAACCTATGTTCCATGTCTTTTCATTGAAGGCTTGTCTTTGCCAGTTTTCGAAAAATACTCTTTCATCTAAACCAGAACTAGCTTGAAAATCTATTGCAATCTCATCTGCATAAGTTACACCTTCAACAATTTCTCTATCAGGGCCATATATATTTGAATCTGCAACGGTAGTTAGTGTTCGCCCAGGCAATATAACAGACTCTACTCTCATAGATATGTCTCTTACGTTAGCACCTCTTTCTTTATTTGCAAATATATTTTCTTGTTGACCACCACCAAGTTTTGCTGGTAGCGAAATTATAACCTCATACCTATTTGGTAAAGCATATCCTTCATTTGAACGAAACCCAGAAAGTATATCATTTATTACACCAAATGCTGTACCCTCTAAAAAACTTGCTACTGCCATTAGATCATTCCCCTAGAATCAGACCATACTTCACTTGCAGATGCTTTCTTAAATCTCTGTACTGGTAACAAAGCAGCTATCATAAATTCGTCTGCATCTATTCTACGAAACTGAGACTTTGTTTGACCAGACAAATATTTGTGTATGGTTGGTTGAATTAGTTTTATTTTTTTAAGTTTTCTATAATCAACAATTAGTTTTGTACTCTCATCAAATTGTGTGTTATTTGAGAAATCAACTAATCTATCTAATAATTTAAGTCTTAGTGGAATTGGTAAATAATGAAAGTTAATTCCTAGAAATCCATCAGAGTATGCCTCCAATGGTAATACTAATGGAAATGTATCGTAGTAAGGTAGAGTCTTCTTGAACTTAGGATCATAGAAGAACATATTCAACTTGCCTACAAATGGTTTATTATTTCTTTTACCATCTCGTATTAAATCCATTGCACCTGGCTTACCAAACTCTTTGATTTTATCTTTGTACCACTGAGTAGATTTTGGTCTACCCTTGGCTGCGTCTAGGACGCTCTGTATGAATTTTGACTGTGCCATATGACTATTTATACTTTATGTTGAGATGGTCTTCTGTTAATATCTTAAACTCCATATCATTATTATTACACCATGCGGTTGCGTGTTTCCACTTTGCTTCATTAACCCCCCATGTTTTAACTGCACCATACCAACTTCTAGTTTTTCTTTTAGGTTGTTCGGGTGGTGGAGAGCATTGATTTTTAGGTTTCACTTCAATAATGAATTTCTTAATAGTCCCATCAGCTTGTTTAGTTTTTATATAGAAATCTGGGAAGTATCGGTGTATTCTGCCATCCCAAGGAGATAAATAGGGTATGATGATCTCTTCACTACCCCACTCAAGTATAGAGTTATTAGAATCACAATACACCATAAACTTTCTTTCCCATAGAGAACGATAGATTATGTTGTGTGGATTGCCTTTATACTTTTGGGGGTTTCTAGGATTATATTTTCCTTTGTATGACATAACGTATAAATACTTTCAGTAGAGTGTATAAGGATATTTAGACATGACAAGAGTACCATATAAACACGATCCAGCTGGAGAGGGCCCAGGTGGAACCTTTTCATCAGAACAGATGGCAACGCTTGGAAACTCTTTAGCTAAATCGTCACCAGTCAAATCAAAATACTCTACTAAACTTATGTCTTACCCTTATGATGTTGCTGAAGATGAACAGCAAGGCCACTACATAATGTTTAGTGTTAAGGTATTAGATAAAAAAGCTCAATTAAAACAAAAACAAGCAAGAAAAGCATTTGCAGAGGTTGCAAGAAATCTTGAACAAGAGTTAAATGCAACCTCTGCAGCTGATCAAGCAGTATTGGAATATGGAACCTTGGAAAGTCCCGGCCCTCAAAACAATGAAAGTTATATAGAAAAGCAAGCAATTGTTGGTGCCGCGGTGGCACTTCGCGAAAAGTCAATTGTAAGCGGAGATACAGCTAGTGGTGGAAATCGTTCTATTCAAGTAGCATCAAGGCCAACAGTTAGAACTGGTGTAACTATTTCACTTTATATGCCTCCTCAAGTACAAGTACAATATCAAGTTAAATATGCAGATCAGAAAATAGGCTCTCTTGCTCAAATTGGTATGCAGGCAATTGAAGCATTTAGAGGAGGTTCGTCCGTCAGAGCTTCTCTTACAAATCTTAGAGATGCGGCAGGGGGTAACGTCAGAGAAGGAATGACAAATATGCTCAATAGTACCTTAGACACACTAGCACCAGGAGCAAGAGCATTACAACAAATAGATAGTGGTAAAGTTATTACTCCTAGAATGGAAATGATGTTTGAGGGTGTAGGTAGAAGGTCTTTTAGTTTCACATTTGATTTTTTACCTAAGAGCGAAGCTGAAGCTAAAACGGTAGAACAAATTATATACACATTCAAAGAAAATATGATGCCATCGTATACTAATGCCACTACAAGAAGAGAAATGGAAATACCAAATACTTTTGATATTCAGTATATGTATCAAGATACAGAAAATGGTTTTATTAATAAAATATCAGAGTGTTTTCTTACAACAGTGGATGTCCAATATGGTGGAGATCGCTTTACTGCACATGAACGCTCTACTACAGGAAAGGGTGATAGCGGTGCTCCACCACAAAAAAGTAAAATAACTTTATCCTTTACTGAATTAGAAACATTGAGCAAAGAAAAGATTGAGCAAGGATTTTAGGAATGTATTTTGCAAATTTTCCACTTATAATATATGATTCAGTAGGCAATGGTGATTTTAAAATCGTAACCAACTTATTGAAACGTGTAGGTATGCGTACAAAGGCAAGAACAAATACACTTTTATTTGATACCTATGATGTTAAAGAGGGCGAAACACCAGAAATGATTGCTGATAAACTCTATGATGATGTAGGATTGCATTGGGTGGTTTTATTTGTTAATAATATCACAGATCGTTATCATCAGTGGCCTATGAACTTTGGACAGTTTAATACGTTTGTTAATGACAAATACACAAATATTGATGGTGTGCATCATTACGAGGTAGCACAAACTTCTGGTGATACCTCAATCAAGATTGATATAGGAACAGATACTACAGGATATTCTGAAGCAGACCTTACTACGATTACAAACTATGAATTTGAAATAGAAAGGCAAGATACCCTACGAAAAATACGATTGTTAGATGGAGCATACATTGAACAGTTTGTACAAGAATTTGAAACTCTTATGGGAGCAAGTGTGTTATAATGGCAAATATGGAATCTGTTGGAGATTTTAAACTACTTGAAGCAAAAATAATAGCATCCTCTGGACTAGAAGTAGATATTTCTTCATCTATAGTTAATATAGTTATTTATGAAGATACTGGGACAACATCCATAACTGGCGAAATTATGTTGCAAGATGCTTTTGCTCTTACAAACATTGGACCGTTAATAGGCCAAGAATATCTTAAACTAAAAATAATAACTCCATCTCTTACTGAGAAAGAGAATACTATTGATTACACTGAAAATGTTCTTATTATAAACTCTTTATCGAATAGATCATCTGCTGGTAATAATGTGCAGGTGTATATATTAACTTTTACAACATCTGAACTAGTAAAGAATCAAAGAACTAGAGTTAGACGTTCTATAGAAGGTACTTATTCGGACATTGTAAAAATTATGCTACAAAAAGAATTGAATTGTAAAAAAGATATTTATATAGAACCAACATCTGGAATAAAAAGATTTGTTTCACCAAATATGCATCCATTTGATGTTATTAAAATAGCGGCTAGTCAATCTATATCTAAGTTAGTTTCTGCTCCAATGGTTACAAATTATATATTCTATGAAACTACAAAGGGTTATCATTTCAGAAGTTTAGCTAGTCTCTACGCCCAAGGTTCTGTACAAGATTATACTACGTTTGTGCCTGGTGGTAGTATTGATTACGGTGGAATTATTAACATTGAAAGAGAACTAGGAAATATTCTTGATTATGAAGTTCTGTCTGGTAGTAATTCTTTACTAAATCACACCACTGGAGTATATTCATCAGACCTTATTGTGCATAATATTTTCAATAAATCTATTCAAAAACACTCCTATGGTATATTTGAAAACTTTAAAAAAGAATCTCATATTAACAAATTTCATGGAAATGTAAATAAAAATGATTTTCCAATATATAGTCACTTAGCTATAGAGAATAATGGAAAAACTGTTCAAGATTTTAGATCAAGAATACTTGTAACTCCTGTATCTCAGAATGGTGTAACAGATGCTCAACATAGTACTGCAAAAGATACAAATCCTTTTACGCCAAATGATTCACAAAATTGGTTACAGCCAAGAATTTCCCAGATGATACAATTAGAGCAGGGGTTCTTAATCAATATATTAACTCATGGTAATACAGTTGTAAATGCTGGAGATGTTGTTAGATTAAACCTACCATATAATGCAGCATTTAAAACTACCGAAAATGAGAACAGTGATAGATTTTTTAAAGGTGCCTTTCTAGTAAAAAGACTTAGGCATGACTTTGATTTTGGTGATAAGAAGCACAAAACACATATGACATTAGTAAAGGATTCATTAGAAGATACTCTTGATGGCCCAGATGATAATTTTGAACCTAAACCAAAAAGTTCTGCAAGGATAATAGATACTATTGAAGAACTATATCCAAGACTTTAACATATAAGGAGGACTATATCTCAAAATACACGCCCTAAACTAATAATCTGAAATTTACAAAGGAAAATTAAAATGGCAAAAGCTGCAATGAAAAACCGAATCAAGAAAATGAACTTTCAGAGACAGGAGAGAGTAATGACAATTCAACCACTTTCAGATGAAGATAAATATATATTACAACTCGCCGGGCAAGGTATAGATATTAGGAACAAATATGAAAATATTCTACGAACTACAGGAAGGAATCAACGATCCCAACATATTTAAAGCCTTTTTTCTAGCGGGTGGACCTGGCAGCGGTAAGTCATACGTTGTCAGGAAAACCACTGGTGGAACTGGACTTAAAGT